CAACAAGCGCGCATCGCGGCGCAACGGAACCCCGATGGCTCGGCCTATGCCGCGCGCAAGCCGCGCCATGTGAAGAAACTGCGCGGCAAGCAAGGCAAGATCAAGCGCGCGGCGATGTTCGCGAAGCTGCGCCAGGCGCGTTATCTGCGCGCCGAGTCGGATTCGACCGGCCTCGCTGTCGGGTTTGTCGGCCGCGTGGCACGCGTCGCACGCGTACACCAGTACGGCGGGACCGATCGCGTCGCGCCAGGCGGCCCCGAGTATCAATACGACGCCCGCGTGTTGCTCGGCTTTACCCCCGACGACCTCGATCTCATTCGCGATCTGTTGCTCAAACACATCGTTAAATAAGCGTTCGTTTCCCTAACTATGTGCCCGAGGCACATACAAAGCCGTTAGCGTGACTCGCGCGTGCGTGCCTTGCAACATGGAGGCATGAACTCAAACGAATCCACACGCCAATTTCTGAACGTCGCACGCAAAGGCACCGTGATAGGTCTGTCCGGCGCGCTGTGTCGTGTTGAGAGCGGCGATTTAACGACCGACTGGATTCAATGGTTCATGCCATTCGCCGGAGAAACCATCGAGTGGCAAGCGCCCTCGATGGGCGAAGGCGTCATGCTGATCTGCCCGAGCGGCGATCTCGCGCAAGCCGTCGCGCTGCGCGGTTTCTATTCCGAAGATTTCCCGGCGCCGAGCACCGACCCGAATAAGCACCTGCGCGTGTACCGAGACGGCGCGCTCGTCGAGTACGACTCGGCCGCTCACTCTCTCCAAGCCGTGTTGCCGGCCGGCGCAACCGTGTCGATCGTCGCGCCTGGCTCTGTGACCGTGCAAACCGAAACGGCGCTCGTGCAAGCCGACAAGGTAACGCTCGATGCTGACGTCGAAGTAACGCGCTCGATGACCGTGAAAGGCCCGTTTTCGTTCGAGTCGGGAATGACCGGCGACGGCGACGCCGGCAACGGCAAGGTAATCAAGATCAAGGGCAATGCGGATTTCGACGGCGAAGTGAAGTCGCAAGGCATTAGCTTGCCGAATCACACGCACAAGGAACAAGGCGACGGCAACGACGTGAGCAAGCCCAAATGATCGGAATGAAAGCCTCGACCGGCGAAGCAACGACCGGCCTCGATCACCTGTATCAGTCGATCGAGAAAATTCTCACGACGCCGCTCGGCACGCGCATCGCTCGCCGCAACTTCGGTTCCGAGCTGCCCGAGCTGATCGACGCCCCTAACAACGCGGCGACCCGCGTGCGCCTGTATGCGGCCGTGGCGACTGCCCTGATGCAATGGGAACCCCGCTTGAAACTCACACGCGTATCTCTCACGATCGACACCTCGACCGTCGTTTCGGGCGTGCAAGTCGTCGATATTGAAGGCACGACGACGCTTTCGGGCGATCTCGTATCGACCCGCGTGCAGCTCACGAACGGGAGCGCGGCATGAGCGCAACCCCGATTGATCTGTCGCGCCTGGAATCGCCCGATATCGTCGAAACGATCGATTACGAGACGATCCTCGCCGAGCGCAAGGCGAAACTCGTGTCGCTCTATCCGGCCGATCAACAAGCCGACGTCGCGGCGGCGCTCGCGCTCGAATCCGAGCCGATGAACATTCTTTTGCAAGAGAACGCTTATCGCGAAGTCGTGTTTCGTCAACGCGTCAACGATGCCGCTCGCTCTGTGATGCTCGCCTATGCGACCGGCACCAACCTCGAACACCTGGCCGCGCTGTTCGGAATCGCAAAGCTCACGATCGTCGAGCCGGACCCCGAGCACGACATCGACGGCGTTTATGAGAGCGACACCGACTTGCGCAAGCGCACGCAGCTCGCGCCGCAAGGCTATTCCGTCGCCGGCCCGGAAGGCGCCTATATCTCGCACGCGCTGAACACCGATGGCCGCGTGCTCGATGCGACGGCGACAAGCCCCGCGCCGTGCCAGGTAGTCGTTACTGTGCTCTCGCGCCTCGGCGACGGCACACCGACGCAAGACTTGATCGACAAGGTAACGCTCGCTCTCCAAGCCGACAACGTGCGCCCGCTCACCGATCAAGTGATCGTCCAAGGCGCCGAAGTGTTGCCGTATCAGGTGCGCGCGACGCTCAAGTTTTTCGCCGGCCCCGATCGCGCCGTCGCGCTCGCCGAGGCGCAAAAGCGCACGGCCGCATACACCGACGAAATGCACCGGCTCGGAATGGAAATCACGTTGGACGGCCTGTATGCCGCGATGCGCTCGCCAGGCGTGCAAAAGGTGATTCTCGACACGCCGCTCGCGAGCATTGCCGTGTCGAAGGAACAAGCCGCGTATTGCACCTCGATCGAGCTGATCGACGGAGGCGTTTATGAGTGATCTGCTCGCGCCGAATTCGACGAGCACCGAGCGCAAGCTCGCGGCCGTGATGGCCGAGGCGTGCGACGTGGCGACGCCGATCGCTCGATTGATGGACCCCGACACGATCCCGGCCGAGCTGCTGCCCTGGCTCGCCTGGCACGTCGGCATCGACGCATGGAAAAACTACTGGCCCGAGCAAGTGAAGCGCGCCCGCGTCAAGGCTGCAATCTCGATCGCCCGTAAGAACGGCACCGCTGCGGCCGTGCGCGAAGTCGTCGCCGCGTTCGGCGCAAACATCGCGCTGCGCGAATGGTTCGAGATGGACCCGCCAGGCGTGCCAGGGACGTTTGACGTCGTGATGACCGTGAGTAGTCGCGACGGCACCCCGCCGACTGCGGCTTTCGTCGACGACATCCTCGCGGAGATCGACCGCACGAAGCCCGTGCGCGCGCACTACTCATTCACTCAGGGTTTTGCGATGCAGGGCAAGCAAGGCGTTGCCGTCGCCGTGCGACCCGCGCTCTATCGACGTCTTTCTCTCTCGGATATTTGACACATGGCCGGCACTCTCATTCACATCACCGACGCGGGGCGCGCGGCGCTCGTCGCGCCAGGCAACACGGGAACGAACGCGCACCTAGTCGTGCAAATCGGCCTCGCAACGGCCCCTTTCAACGCTGCCGATCCGTCGCTCGTCGCGATGCCGAACGAGCGCAAGCGCATCACCACGTTTGCCGGCGAGAACGTCGCTTTCGATACGATCCATGTGACGTTGAAAGACGACACGGCCGATCAATTCACGCTGTACGGGTTCGGCCTGTATCTCGAAAACGGCGTGCTCGCGGCCGTCTATAGCCAAGACACGCCAATCATGGAAAAGGCGCCGGCGGCGATGCTGCTGCTGTCGGCCGACGTGCAATTCGCGTCGATCGACGCGGCGGCCCTGACGTTCGGCGACGCCTCATTCACGAACCCGCCGGCGACGACCGAACGGCAAGGCGTGATCGAGCTGGCGACGCAAGCCGAAGTCGATGCCGGCACCGACGCCGTGCGCGCTGTCACGCCGGCAACGCTCAAGCCGAAGCTCGACGCAAAAGCGAATCTATCGGGCGCCGATTTCACCGGCCCCGTGAGCACGACCGACGTGATTCGCCTCGCATCGGCCCCCGGCAACGGCGCAACCCTCGGCGCGGGCAACGGCGACAACGCATCGAGCACGGTCAACAACATCGCGTTGCGTTCCTGGTTCGGCATCGGGTTCGGCCCGAACATCGACGGTATGGCCGTGCCGAAAACCGAGTTTTCACACTGGTTCGACACCCGCACGGGCAATGCCGGCTTTCGTGGCGCGCTCTCTGTTGGCGGCCTGATTACCGCGCAAACGCCGGCCGCCGGCGACGTATCGACCAAAGCCGCGACGACGGCTTTCGTCGCGTCGGCGATCGCGACGGCAATGGTCGGGCAAATCGTGCTCGAACCTCGCACCTCGGCCCGCGCCGGCTTTCTGAAGTGCAACGGCGCGATGTTGAATCGCGCCGACTATCCGGCTCTGTGGGCCTACGCCCAGGCGAGCGGGGCGCTCGTATCGGATGCGAGCTGGGGGGCGGGATGGTGGGGCTGTTTCTCGACTGGAAACGGCACGACGACGTTTCGAATCCCCGAGCTGCGCGGCGAATTCCTGCGCTGTTGGGACGACGCGCGGGGCATCGATTCCGGCCGAGGCATCGGCTTGTCTCAAGCCTCTCAAAACGTATGGCACGCGCACGGCGCGAGCGCGGCGGCTGTCGGCGATCACGTCCATAGCGCATGGACCGATTCGCAAGGCTGGCACGGGCACCACGGCAACACCTACGGCGTCGGCGATCACCAACACATCTTGGACCAGAACGTACCGGCCTGGTCCAACCCCGACACCGATCGAGGCGGGGCGTCGAGCTGGTTCTCGATCGACAACGCGCGGCAACCGTACACGAGCTGGAACGGCGCGCACGGACACGGTTTTGACACGGACGGCGCCGGCACGCACGGGCACAACGTCGGCATCGGCGGCGCTGGCAATCACACCCACGGAATCACCGTCAACGGCGATGGCGGCAATGAAGCACGGCCCCGAAACATCGCCCTGCTCGCCCTGATCCGAGCTTACTGAGGACTCGACCATGCTGATTCATCAATACGACGCCACAACCGGCGAATACCATTCGAGCCGGCTTGCCGACTCGGACCCGCTCAATCTCGACCGCTGGCTCGTTCCGGCATTCAGCACGGCCGACGAGCTGCCGGCGCGCACGCCTCTTTCATGGCCGTTTTATCGCAATGGCGCCTGGTCGCTCTTGCCTGACTATCGCGGCCGGCTGCTGTACCGCCAGGACAACGGCGAAGCGGCCGAAATCCTCGTCGCCGGCACGACGCCCGCTGAAAACGGCCTGAGCGAAACGCCGCGCCCCTCGGACGAATACACCTGGCGCGATGGCGCCTGGCAAGTCGATCCGGCCGTGATCGCGCAGAAGGTGCGCGCCGCTGCAATGGCCGAATTCGATATGCGTATGACGCACGCCCGCATGATGAACGCGGGCAAAGCCGACGCCCTGGCGGCCGGCTTGCTGTCGATCGAGGAAGCCTATTACTTTCGCGCCTGGTCGGCCTATCAACTCGACCTGGTGCGCGCCATTCAAGCCGAGGGATTCCCCGACGCCGTGAGCTGGCCGAGCGATCCGATCCCGTTCGCCGAGGCGAGCGCGCCGGCAATGGCCGAGTTTGACGCGCGCATGGCGAAGG